TACATACCAGTGGCTAAAAAAGAATACAAAGCGATAAACTTAGGTATAAAAAAATATGATAACACTGGTTCATCATCAAAAATTATTTAATAAATGAAGATACAGACTAACACTAATAGTTCATTTCCTAACCAAGTGGTTAGCGACGAAGTAAAAGCTAGCCTAGAGTACGGTGAGCAAGTCGCTAGAGCGATTGAAGGAGAATGGTTCCAAGAAGGTAGGTCTGGTAACAGATATGCTCAAAGTTATAGTAATTTTCATCAATTGAGATTATACGCTCGTGGAGAGCAAAGTGTTCAAAAATATAAAAATGAATTATCTATTAACGGTGATTTATCTTACCTTAATTTAGACTGGACACCTGTTCCAGTTATTTCTAAGTTTGTAGACATTGTTGTAAATGGAATGAGTAATAAATCTTATGACATTAAAGCAGTTGCTCAAGATCCATTTTCTGTGAAAAGTAGAACAGATTACGCTGCAGCTATTCAGAGGGATATGAACACTAAAGAATTGTTGATAGATATACAGAATAAGTTAGGCGCTGATCTATCTATGACTAATGACATTAACAACTTACCTGAAAACAGAGACGAGCTAGACCTTCATATGCAAATGACCTATAAACAAAACGTTGAGGTCGCAGAAGAAGAAGTAATTAACACTACCCTAGCGAAGAATAGATACGATCAAACTAAAAAAAGACTATCAAACGATTTAACTGTACTAGGAATAGCAGCATGTAAAACAAGGTTTGATAGAACAGAAGGTATAAAAATAGACTACGTTGATCCAGCTTATATGGTATATTCGTATACTGAGGATCCTAACTTTGAAGATATATATTATGTTGGAGAAGTAAAAGCTATAACAATACCAGAGCTTAAGAAGCAGTTTCCAGATCTTCCTGAAGAAGAATTAGAGAAGATACAGAAAATGCCAGGTAATTCTCAATTCGTAACTGGTTGGGGTAATTACGATGAAAACACTGTTCAGGTTATGTACTTTGAGTATAAGACTTATATGAACCAGGTTTTTAAGATAAAGAAAACTGACCAAGGTCTAGAAAAAGCATTAGAAAAAACAGACGAATTCAACCCACCACCTAACGACAATTTTGATAGAGTATATAGAACTATAGAGGTTTTATACACTGGAGCAAAAGTGTTAGGTAACAATGTTATGCTAGAGTGGAAGATGGCCGAGAATATGACTAGGCCAACCGCTGATACTACAAAGGTAGAAATGAACTACTGTATTACAGCTCCGAAAATGTATAAAGGACGTATAGAGTCTTTAGTTAGTAGAATAACTGGATTTGCTGACATGATACAGCTTACTCACCTTAAGTTGCAACAAGTTATGTCTAGAATAGTTCCTGATGGAGTATTCTTGGATATGGATGGTTTAGCTGAAGTTGATTTAGGTAACGGAACTAATTATAACCCAGCAGAAGCATTAAATATGTATTTTCAGACTGGTTCTGTAGTTGGTAGGTCACTAACTCAAGAAGGTGGTATGAATGCCGGTAAAGTACCTATACAGGAACTATCATCATCATCAGGTCAAGCTAAAATACAAAGTTTAATTGGTACTTACCAATATTACTTACAATGATCCGTGATGTGACAGGATTAAACGAAGCTAGAGATGGAAGTGCTCCAGACAAAGACGCTTTAGTTGGTCTACAAAAGCTAGCAGCAAACGCTTCTAACACAGCCACTAAGCATTTAATGGAATCTTTATTATACGTTACATTGAGAATGTGTGAGAACATAAGCTTAAAAGCTGCTGATTTAATACAGAACCCATTAACAGAAAACTCTCTAAGTGGAGCTATAAGTACTTTCAACACTAAAACTCTACAAGAGTTAATGAATCTTCAATTACATGATTTTGGAATATTCTTAGAATTAGAACCTGAAGAAGAAGTCAAAGCTTTATTAGAGCAAAACGTTCAAATGGCTTTACAAACTGGCGCTATTGCGTTATCAGACGCTATCGATATACGAGAAATCAAAAACACTAAGCTAGCTAACCAGTTCTTAAAACTAAGACAAACTCAAAAAATAGCAAGAGAGCAAGCGGCTCAACAGCAAAATATTCAAGCTCAGGCACAAGCTAACGCTGGGTCTGCAGAGAAAGCAGCTATGTTTGAAGTGCAAAAGCAACAAGCTTTAACTCAAGAAAAAGTTAGTATAGAGCAAGCTAAATCTCAATTTGAGATACAAAGAATGCAGACAGAAGCTCAAATCAAAAGAGAGTTAATGGCTGAAGAGTTTGGTTATCAAATGCAATTGGCTCAAGCTAGAATACAATCGGAAACTTCTAAGGAAAAAGAAATAGAAGACCGTAAAGACAAGAGAGTGAAAATACAAGGAACCCAGCAATCAGAGCTTATAGATCAAAGACAGAATGATCTATTGCCAAAAAACTTTGAGTCTGCTGGAAACGATAATTTAGATGGGTTTGGACTAGAGCAGTTTGGACCTAGCTAGTATTTATTAATTATTTAATCATATTATATTATGTCAGAAACAAAGCAGGAAGGAGACTTTAAAATAAAGTCAAAACCTAAAATGAAAAAATTCAACAAAAACGCTGGAGAACCTACCAAGGTAGATTTATCTAAGCCAGTTGAAGAAGCTACTAAAGTTGTTATTCCTAGCAATGAACCAACTAAAGTAGTTGTAGAAAAAGTAGAAGAAGAAGTTAAACCGATTATAGAAGAAATTGTAGAAGAAGTAGTTGTAGAAAAAGCAGAAGAGCTTAAAGAAGAACCTACAATGGTTGGAGAAGTTCAGACCACTAAATTTGAACCAGAGGAGATTACAACGGAAACAGCAGTGTTACCAGAGAACATAGAGAAATTAGTTTCTTTTATGAACGAGACAGGTGGTAATATTGAAGATTACGTAAGATTAAACGCGGACTATTCCTCCGTCGATGATAACACATTGTTAAAGGAATACTATAAAAAATCTAAACCACATCTTGACGCGGATGAGATTTCTTTTTTGATGGAGGATAAATTCTCCTACGATGAAGAGCTTGACGACGAAAGAGATGTTAGATTTAAAAAACTAGCAATTAAAGAAGAGATCGCAGAAGCCAAAAACTTTCTAGAGCAAACAAAGAGTAAATACTACGACGAAATCAAGTTGAGACCCGGCGTAACTCAAAAGCAACAGAAAGCAACTGACTTTTTTGATCGATATAATCAGGACCAGAAAGTAGCTGAGCAACAACACTCGGACTTTAAATCCAAAACTAATAAATATTTTTCCGACGATTTCAAAGGTTTTGATTTCAATATCAGTGGAAAGAAATTTAGGTATGGAGTACAAGATCCAGGTAAAGTAGCAGAAGACCAATCTAATATTAACAATTTTGTAGGGAAGTTCCTAGACAAAAAAGGTAATGTAACAGATGAGAAAGGTTATCACAAAGCGCTATATATGGCTTCCAATGCTGATACAATCATTAATCATTTCTACGAACAAGGGAAATCAGATGCTACAAAACAAATAGTTAGTAGCTCTAAAAACCCTAGCCTGGATGTTAGACAACCGGCTCAAAAAAATGGATTTGTTAATGGTATTAAAGCAAAGGTACTAGGCCAAGACGGAAGAGATTCTTCAAAGTTGAGTATAAAAAGAATTAAAATTTAAAAACAAGAATTATGGCATTAACACCAACATTCGGTTCAATTAAACCGAGTCAAAAACAACAATTATTAGAATCTAACTACCTTTCTTTTAACGGAGGATCAGGAGATGGAGATTCAAATTCATTTGCACAACAGTATTTACCTGAGATCTACGAACAAGAAGTAGAGCGTTACGGAAACAGAACTTTATCTGGATTCTTACGTATGGTTGGAGCTGAAATGCCAATGTCTTCTGATCAAGTAATTTGGTCTGAACAAAATAGATTACACGTAGCTTACAATGATGTTTCTACAACAGCAACAGCGAATGAATTAACATTTGTTGTAGGTGGAACTGGAAAAGACTTTGTAGAAAATGTTATTTCTAAAAACCAAACCATCGTAATCTTAGATCCTGCTGGAGTTGAGATCAAAGCTTTAGTTATTGAGTCTTCTCAAACTGCGTCTTTAGCAACTTTATTAGTAGCTCCTTACACAGCTGCTGATTTAACTGGTTTTGCATCTTCTGGATTGAAGATTTTTGTATACGGTTCTGAATATGACAAAGGAGTATCTGTTACCAACTCTACTGGAGCTGGAGATATTTCAGGTTACAAGACAGTAAACCCTTCTTTCACACAATTCTCTAACTCACCTATCATTATTAGAAACAAGTTTGTTGTATCTGGTTCTGACATGGCGCAGATTGGATGGGTTGAAGTTGCTACCGAAGATGGAACTGGAGGGTACTTATGGTATTTGAAAGCTGAATCTGAAACTAGATTACGTTTCGAAGACTATTTAGAAATGGCTGTAGTAGAAGGAGAATTAGCTACTGGAGCAGCTGCTACTAGTGTTAAAGGAACACAAGGTTTATTTGCTGCTATCAAAGATAGAGGTAATACAAATGTAGGATTTACTGCTGCAGGTGGTTTAGCTACTTTTGATGAGATCTTGAAAAACTTAGATACACAGGGTGCAATTGAAGAAAACATGTTATTCTTAAACAGACAAACATCTTTAGACTTTGATGATATGTTAGCTGGTGTTGGATCTGGTACTAATTACGCAGGTGGTAGTTCTTACGGTGTATTTGAAAACAGCGAAGATATGGCATTGAACTTAGGTTTCTCTGGTTTTAGACGTGGATCTTACGACTTTTACAAGACTGACTGGAAATACTTAAACGATGCATCAACTCGTGGAGCAATCCAAGGAGCTGTAGCTAGTGTTGAAGGTGTTTTAGTTCCTGCTGGAACTTCTACTGTTTATGATCAAATCTTAGGAACTAATATCAGACGTCCATTTTTACACGTTAGATATAGAGCTTCTCAAGCTGATGACAGAAGAATGAAAACTTGGTTAACTGGCTCTGCTGGTGGAGCAATGTCTTCTGACTTAGATGCAATGGAAGTAAACTTCTTATCTGAAAGATGTTTATGTGTACAAGCAGCTAATAACTTCGTATTATTTCAAGGAGTATAATTATTATGTAATCTTTACCCTCGTTATATCAACGGGGGTAACTATTACCTTTAACAAACTATTTAATTTTATCATATTATGGCAAAACAAGCTACAGCTAAGAAAACCGAGGTGGCACCTCAGGCAATCGTAGAACCTATTAAAGTTGCTACGCCACCAAAACCAACGTGGGAAATAAAAGACAGAACGTATATATTAGCTAGAGGAATGAGTCCTCTAACTATGACAATACCTTCAAAACATACACTAAAACACTCTCTACTGTACTTTGACGAAGCGTCAGGTAATCAAAAAGAAATAAGATACGCTACTAATCAAGCGTCTGTGTTTGTTGAAGACCAAAAAGGAGAAGCAACATTAGGTCATATTGTTTTTAAGGACGGTATTTTAACCGTGCCTAAACAAAAACAAAGCTTACAAAAATTATTATCAATATACCATCCATTAAAAGGTAGAATTTATAATGAATTCAAACCTACACAAATCGCCGCAGAAGAACTTGATGTTTTATCTTTACAGGTAGACGCTATGACGGCAGCGAGAGAAATGGATATTGATATGGCTGAAGCAATAATGAGAGTTGAGATCGGATCTAAGGTAGATAAGATGAGTTCTAAGGAGCTTAGAAGAGACTTGTTATTGTTTTCT